TCGTCGCGGGCGATATTGCGGGCGCGGGCCATTGGCTCGAATTGCAGTACGACGCAACGCTCGACAAATGGATTTTGCAAAACCCCGCGTACGGGGTATTTGTGCCCGCCACTCAACAGCCGGGCGAAGTTTGCTTTTTTGCCCGGAACACGGTCCCGACCGGATTCCTAAAAGCAAACGGGGCGTTAGTGTCTCGCACTACCTACGCCGCACTTTTTGCCGCCATAGGGACAACTTTCGGTGTAGGCGACGGGAGTACTACTTTCGGTTTGCCAGATTTACGCGGGGAGTTTGCGCGAGGCTGGGACGACGGGCGCGGCGTCGATACGGCCCGGGTCTTCGGTAGTGCGCAAACGGGGAGTGTCGAAACCCACGTGCATTCGATCAACTCGGCGACGGGGGGCGTTAGCGACAAACTCGCTTACGGCAATGCCATAGGCGGAGGGGGTAATGCGGGGGGAATTTTCACGACTTACGCTTACGGCGGCACAGAAACCCGCCCGCGCAATATCGCATTGCTTGCTTGCATTAAATTCTGAGGGCTTACAAATGTCTAAACTTATTTCGCAACTTGACGCCGCCGGTTTTTTCGTAGGGGCGACCGAGGCGGATACATCCCCATTAGAGCCGGGAGTTTTCTTAATCCCGGCGGGCGCGGTTGATGCTCCCCCGCCCAAAGTGCAGGAAGGAAAACGCGCCCGATACGAAAACGGGGCTTTTGTTTTTGAGGACTTACCGACCCCGCCGCCCCCTACCGTTGCCCAAGCCAAGGCGGCCGCGTGGGGGGTGATCAAATCCGAGCGCGACCGCCGCAAAGCCGGGGGCGTCAAGATCGGGGCGAAATGGTTTCATTCCGACGACGGTTCGCGCATTCAGCAAATGGGTCTCGTCATGATGGGCGCGAGCCTACCGGCGGGCCTGCAATGGAAGACGATGGACGGTACGTTTATCACCATGACGCCCGCCCTCGCGCAACAAGTCTTCACGGGGCAAGCGGCGAGCGATCAAACTATCTTCGCCGTCGCCGAAGGGCACCGCGTCGCGATGGAAGCGAGCGCCGACCCGGCGACTTACGACTATTCGACCGGCTGGCCGAAAATCTTCGGGGAGTAGATACCGTGATCATCCTCGGTTATGTCGGCAACCACGCGCAAGACTCGCTCGCCGTTCGTTTGGGCTGGGCTGCAACTCGTCTCGTTCAACGCGGCCAGTTTGCGCGTGTTACGCACGTCGAGGGCTATTACGGGGCCAATGATGCGGGCCAAGCGATTATCGCCTCGGCAAGCCTTCGCGACGGGGGCGTGCGGGTCAAGTCGGCCGAGCTTACCCGCGAAAATTGGGTCGCTATCGACGTGCCTTGCTGGAATGCGAAAACTTCGCTCGCGTTCATTCTCCCCCACGTGGGCGAAAAGTACGACCTACGCGGGGCCGTCGCTACCGTCTTCCTGAGCGGCGAAGACGCCGACCGTTGGTTTTGTAATGAAATCCTCGGGGCTTCGGTCGGCTTGATTTCCCCCGATACTTTCGGCCCCGCTCAATTTATGGCTATCGCCTTGAGTATGCCCGGGGCAAAGCTCGTTCCTGTTCCCCAGCCGTAGGCCCGCCATGCAAACCGCCTTTTACGTTGGCCTCGCGTGGCTCGGGGTATCATTGATCCTTGCCCCCCTCTTGGGGGCTTTTATTCGTTTTGGAATGGAGGGCAAGCCGTGAATATCGCAATCGTTACCGTCGCTTACTTGTGGGCGTTTTGGGCCTTTTTCGTGTTGGTCATGGGCATTTACCGCGCACAACTCGCGGGGCGGCTTGGCCCCGTTACTTTCTGCCTCTCGTTTCCCTTCGTAATCGTCGGCGTTGCAATGGACGCTCTCGCGCAATTTACCTTCGCGAGCTTGTTTTTCTGGCAACGGCCGTACCTTGCCCTCGCGCCCCGCGTCTTTACCTTATGGGGGCGGGCCTTCGTGCTGCGCGTACCTTCCGGCGATTGGCTCGTTACCGCCCGCCTGCAACGGTACGTCGCGCAGGGTAGCGGCTGGCGTTTCACGGCCGCAAATTGGGTTTGTAACAACCTTCTCGACGTGTTCGACCCCTCGGGCAATCACTGTTAGCCGAGGGGGTATTCTGATACCATACCGCCCATAACCAACTTACAACCTTTAAGGGGCAGGATATGGCCGAACCCAGCATTACCGCAGGAACAGCGGTTGCCACGGGTCTAACGATCTTCGGTATTTCGACGGGCCTCGACCCGGCCATTCTTATCGCTGGCCTTGCTGGCGGTCTTTGGGCGCAAAGCTATCACCCGCCGACGAGTATTTATCGTCGCGTCGCGCTCGTTGCGCTTGCCGCCCTCTTGGCCGGATACCTCGCCCCCGCCTTCGCCGCCGTGGCCGCCTCGTCTGAAACTATCCGGGGCCTTTTCACTCTTACCGCGCTACAACTGCCGGTCGCCGTACTCGTGGGGCTTACCTCGCACCGCGTACTCGGCCCCGCGTTTATGCGCCTTGCCAACAAAAAGGCCGAGGAGTTAGCGAAATGACCGACCTTATCTTGCAAACGTTGGGATTCTTAGCGGCCGTCGTGATCTTTTGGCGCGCCGAATCTATCTTGAACCTCATGGCCCCCGGGTGCCGTTTGCTTGTGAGGCTGGCTTTTTGGCTTCTCGTCGTGGGGGCCGCCGCCTTCGCCGTGCGTATCTGGCAGGGCTACACGCCCACGGCGGGCGCGGCCTTGGCCTTTACCGGCATGGCTCTACTACTCGTAAGCGAACGCCGAGTGCGTGCGATCCTGCGCATTCATACCCCGATTAAGCACGAACGGAGAATCGACCCATGATCAATAGTCGCAAACTCGAAGACCTGCACCCCCACGTCGCCAAGCTATGCCAAGCCTTTATCGACGCTTGCGCGGCCGAGGGTATCGACGTTCTCATTACCTCGACCTATCGCGACGCGGAAAGTCAAAACGCAATTTACGCCCAAGGCCGCACCGCCCCGGGCGCGAAAGTTACAAACGCCAAAGCGGGCCAGTCTTGGCACAATTGGCGATGCGCGTTCGACTTCGTGCCGGTTGTTGCGGGTAAAGCCCAATGGAACGACCTCGCCACGTTCGAACGTTGCGGCAAGATTGCCGAGGGCGTCGGGCTGGAATGGGCGGGCCGCTGGAAGACCTTCAAAGAGTTGGCCCATTGCCAATATACCGGCGGCCTGACCTTGGCCGATTTCCAAGCCGGTAAGACCTTGGAGGTTCTCGCATGATCCCCGATATTAAAACGGCGGCAATCGTCGCGCTTATTACGGCCGTGGTCGCATTTGGCGGGGGGTACAAGGTCGCCGATTGGCGTTTGACGGGGCAATACACCGCCGAGAAGCTGGAAGCGAGCCAAGAGGCCGCAAAGGCCCTTGCTGATATGACCGACGAGCGCGACAAGCTGGCCGGGAAACTCTCGGCCGCAAACGACCTTCACACCAACGAACTGAGGAACGCCCAAAATGAAACGAATCGCCTTCGTGATCGTCTTGCTAATAGCTCTAGCGGGTTGCGCATCGCTGCAACCTGCCCCGCCCCCCGCCTCGGCCCCGAAGCCTCAAGCGGTGCCCGCGTGGATACTGGAACCGGGGCCGAACTTGATACAACTGCTCGACGCGCTTATTTCGCCCTTCGAGAAGGTATCGACCGAGCAAGCGCCCAGCTTGCCGCCTGCCAAGACGAATTAAGGCTTAGGACTTCGGCCGACAATAAATCGCCGTAACCTTCGGCGTCGCAGCCTTGACGGCCGGTATATCCCGTTCGCAAAAATACTTGCTCGGGTAATATACCGGCCGTTGTTCTATGCACGAGCCGCCCCACGCGACGGCAACGCAAACGATCATTTCCCACATGCTCGCACCTCGCAAGCGTGGTCGTGGTGAATCAGGATCATGACGGCCGCGAGCGAACCGCCGCCGACCGCTAGGGCTATCAAGAACCGGACAAAGAAGCGGCGCATTTGAGGGCCTCGTAATGTTGGGGGCGAACGTAAATCGGTTGCCCGCCGGTCACGGTCTTAAAAGTACCGTTCGCGAAATCCACGTCGTACTCGCGGCCGTTTGTGTGGGCGTCGATACCTTCGACCAAGCGCCAAGGGTCGAGGCCAACGTCGGCCGCTTCCGGGTTGAACCAATAGGCGTATTCGTCGATTAGCTCGTCGGGGCGGTTGTTCCATTCGGCCACGGTCACGACGCGGCGGCCGGTTTCCGGGCAGGGGTCGGGGTAGCTCATGCCTGCCCCCACGTGAAGCGAACGCCGGGGGGATAGAATGCCGCCCATTCGGCGCGAGCGTGGGCGAGGTCTTGGCTAATCCGTTCGCGGCGGTACGCCATAGCCGAAAGGGTCGCCGGGTCGCGCACGAATTCGCCCGTCTTCTTTTGCTCGGCCAAGTCGGCCTCAAGGGAATGAACGCGCGCCGTCGCGGCAAGGTAGCGCGCGGCTCGAATCAGTTTTTTAAGCATGGCATTTTCCTTACGTGGTTGAGGCGTACCGTTCCATTTTGGCGACTACCCGCTTCGGGTCACTGACGGCCCCGATATAGCGGCCGCGTCGAAAGAAACGGTACAGGAATTTTTGTTTCGTCGAGTCGTATTCGTACCGGCAAGACAAGCCGACCGGCTGGCCGAT